GACCTTGCAAGATTTGAACGTTCAGTTTCCAATTCGCACCGCTGCGCTTGATGACATTGATGGTCTTGAGTCAAACGTTGTTTCAGACATGATGGCCGAGTTTTCGCAATCTGAAGCTTTGTCGATGATTCAAAACAACGATCAAGCCGCACAGTCTGCCACTAATCCATACGGCGGCACGAACGGTCTGCGTGGCTTAGATCAGTACGCAGGCGCAAACAGTACTTACGCAGGCGGCACAATCAGCACCGCAGCATTTGGCACTAGCGGCACAGGTTCATCAAGTGGCTTGCATAGCTTGGCAACTTATGACCAGTTAACCTCAAACGTCAACACCGTAGGCGCAGCTAACATCAAGTACAAAGACGTTGTTAACTTCATCTACAGCTTGCCACAGCAATACTGGACTGCCTCTGCTTGTTTTGTTGTCAATCCAGTTTTGCTACAGCAAATTCGCGGTTTGGTTGACGATCAAGGCCGACCCATCTATGTAGACGGGCTGGCTCGCAATGATGGCATCGTTGGTCAGATGCTTGGTTTTGATGTTGTGGTCAATAAGTACCTCGACAACCCATCGCAAGCATCAACGGGTTCGGCGGGCACAAACAGCCTTTATCCAATGTACTTTGGTGATTGGCAAAAGGGCTTTACCATCGTTGATCGTCTAAACATGATCTTGCGTCGTTACGACCAGACCCTGCCAGGCTCAATCACGTTTTACGGCGAGAAACGTTTGGCAACCTCGGTTGTTGATCCATTCTCAATTATCCGTTATCGCTCGACAGGCACTTCGACCTAAGTAAATTCGGGGGAGGCTTAAAACACCTCTCCCGAACTGTTTAACTTATTTGGAAATCACACAATGAGCCTCATTCTTGAGTCGGTAAAAAAAGCCCTGCTAGATGGCGAAGCAACAGTCAATTTAAAAGAGGCCTCGGCGCTTACTGGCTCTGGCTCAAATGTTGGCGGTCGCGTTATTTATGACGATGCGTTTGCGTCTTTGCGAATGTATAACCCAATACGAATGGGTGCTAGGCAAATTAATTCTATTGGTTCAGATGAAGCCTTTGTTGTAAAAACAGGTAATTCAACTGATGCAACAAATCCTTGGGGCTATGGCGTAAAAACAAACGTTGGCTCTCCGGATCAAACTACAGCATTTTGGCAATTGCCTATGCGATCAGTCAATGCTGTTTTACCTGTTCGAACATCAATTTTATCTGACATTAATAATCTTGAAGAAACGCTAGTTTCTGATTTGATGCTTGAATTCAGTCAAGTTGAAGCACAATCCATGATGTTTAATAACGATCAATCCGGTTCAACAACTACTGTGTACGGTGGAACTGATGGATTAAGAGGATTAAACAGTTATCCTGGCTCAACCACAGCAGCAGCGTTTGGTTCTAGCGGATCAGCTATTACTAATGGTATTCATACAGTATTGGAAGTTACACAAGCATCAGCTACTGCAATTGCTTATGATGATTTGGCAAACTTACAAGGTAAATTGCCATCACAATATTTATATCAACCATCAACCGCATGGATGATGCACCCAACAACAATTGCACAAATTCGCAAACTTAAAAACACGGCACAGTTACCAATTTTTATTGAAACAGGTACTGATGATGGCGGCTCATTGTTGTTTATATTTGGTCATCGTGTAATTAGTAATCCTTATATGGATTTAGCTGCTAGTGGCAAGCATCCTGTATATTTGGCTAATTGGGATTTGTTTACAACGATTGCAGATAATCAACTAATGACCATTAAACGTTTTGACCAAACGAATCCAGGGTTTATTAATCTTTATGCTGAAAAAAGAGTTTGCTCAACAATCCGTGATGTTTTTGCTGGTGTTCGATTAGTCGGTTAAGGATTAAATAATGGCTCTTGATAGCTTATCCGGTAATCCGTATTTAGGCACAAGTCGCAACCCGTTCAATTATGAAAAAGTTGAACAGATTGATCGCGACATTGCGACTGGCTGGCTAACGCTTGATGAGATTACGCAGCAACTTAATTTGTTTGAAGATGAAAGCCAAGATCAATACTTGAGCAGCATCGAATTAGCGACCCGTATGGCTATCGAGGACTACCTTGGTATGTCCATATTCCCTGTGACCTACAAAGCGTACTACGGCACGTTTAACGGCATGGGCGGCACTCAGGTAAGTCTTGATCTGCCTGCCGTGTCGCAACCATTTCAAGGGCAGGCAGGCGTAACGATTAATTCGGTGCAGTATTACAACGGCGCAACGCCACCAGTTGTTGTAACGATGGCGGCCTCAACGTATTGGTACGATCCGACAGGCAACAAAGTCATCGTAACTGGCCTGCCCGAGTCGATCAATAATTACAACACCAACCCGATAATGGTGACGTATACCTGTAATGCAAATCCGATTGCTCAATATCCTGTCATTAAACAGGCGGGGCTTTTGTTGCTAACTCACATTTACAACAATCGCAGCAATACGACTACGGCTATGCTACGCAACCTCCCTATTGGCGTGGATCAATTACTGCGCCCATACAAACCTTTAATTATGTGACCAATAATGGCAATTGCCCGTTACGAAAACGTAATTATCAACAACGTCACGAACGGCACAAGCCAGTACGGGGAACAAACCACGACCATTACGCCTTGGTTCACCTCTCGCGCACAGGTTAAAGACATACACAACAGCCTGCGGATCTCCGAGCGTTATCGCGTTTATTCCGACTTGTCGCAATTGACTTTTAATTACACGCCAAACATTAAAAATATTGTTGATAATCAGCCATTGTTTTCTTTTTATTATCGCGGTTTTGATTGGCGCATTACCGACGTATATGAGAGCGATGACCGCATGAGCGTGACATTTATCTGTTATCGCAACGACCCGAGCGTACCCGTATGAGTCAGCAAAACCCATCGGTTTATGCAGCAGCTATCCAATACCAATTGGCGGGGATTGTTACGCCTGTGCCTGTTTATGCAAACTTCAATCGCAACTGGGCAATACAACCAAAGTTTGTCACTTGGAATATGCGAAACATTCACCAGCCCGTCTACACAGGGCAGAATCAAAACAACAAAGGCATTGATCGCCCCGTTTTTCAAATTTCAATATTTACTCAAGCATTTCAAGATGCTTTGTCGATTAGCAATTCAATACTACAATCTCTGCATGGGTATAGCGGTTTATTCGGCGGTGCGTCGGGTTTTTATATTAGCAAAGCAGACGTTGACTGGCTTTACAACACTTACGACAACGAGATCGGCCTGCAGCAGATAATTTTAGATTGCACGATTGATGTGCCAACATAAGACAGAAAACTTTAATTTAAAAGGAATTCAAGATGGCACTTCCAAATAAGATTCTCCCAGGCTTTTCGGCGGCGCTTTATTGCCAACCAACAACCACGCCCACGCCTTTGACTGTCGCGCAGTTATCGCTTGTCGCAAGCGTTTCGCCTATTGCTGTAATCGGCAATTTAGTCAACGTTGAGGCAGTCCCTGCGTTTGGTCAAGATGATGCAGTCGCGTCTTTTGGCGTGGCAGGCTCGCGTCAATCGGACAAGATTCCTACTCAATCAGCACCTACTAGCCTGACCATTACCGCGCCTTGGAATCCCTCAGATGCTCAGTTGCTAATTATTCGTGGCGATGCCTACAGCGGCACAGTCGATCGCACGTTTGTCATTAGCGCTACCGATGGCTCAAACATTGTTTATTACGCCTTTAACGCTCGCGTGTCAGAGTTTCATATTGATGCACAAGTTGGCGCAGAGGCAAAAGCCGTATTTACGGTTCACCCAAGGGGCAACCAATACGGTTGGTCTAACAACGCATAACGAGGTTAAATCATGGCACTCCCTAATAAAATTCTGCCTGGCTTTTCTGCATCGCTGTGGATGCAATCAGGCGCAACACCGACGGCATTTACAACCGCAAACCTGTCTGTTTGGACAGGTCAAGTCACTACGATTGTCGGCACAGTAGCTAACGGCACAGGCGCAGCAGGCTTGGCGCTAAACGTTGAGGCAGTACCCGCCTTTGGTCAAGACGATGCTGTTGCAAGTTTTGGTGTTGCAGGCTCACGCCAATCTGACAAAATCCCAACGCAATCAGCCCCAACTAGTTTGACCATTACAGCACCGTGGAATCCAAGCGATGCGGCCTTGTTGTTGATTCGCGGCGATGCTTACTCAGGCGTGATTGATCGCACTTTTGTGATCGCTGC